TTAAATCATTATTAATGGTATTACTATATTTTATTAAAATTTTATTCAAAATCGTGATATTTTCTTGTAATTTTTAGTGATTTTTGGTATACTAACAGAGTAGATAATTGTCGCTAAAATTTTTAAAATTTATAAATTTAGAACCATGGTTAATAATGCTAATGAAATATTAGAAGCAATGTTACAAGATGAAGAGATAAAAAAAGAATATGAAACATATAGAAAACTTACAAATGATCCAAGACTTACAAAGTTTGGAAAAGTTTTGAGAGCAACAAGTTTAGATGAATTTCCACAATTTATAAATGTATTAAAAGGTGAAATGAGCTTAGTAGGTCCAAGACCATATTTACCAGAAGAAAAAGAAGAAATGAGTTCATATTACAATTACATAGTACAACATAAACCTGGAATAACTGGCGTTTATCAAATATCAGGAAGAGAAAAAGTAAAATTTTCGGACAGGCTAGATATGGATTTGAAATATCATTATGGTAAAACAACTTTAATGGATATTAAAAGAAAACTTACAATGTAAGAGAAATGCTTTTAGACACAACACATTTTATAGGTAGACAACTTTCATTAATTGTAAAAAGAATTGCAGATATAATTGGATCTATTGTTGGAATTGCAATATTAGTTCCACTTACAATAGTTGTATGGATAGGAAATAGACTTTGTGGAGATAAAGGTCCAGTTTTTTATGTACAAGAAAGAATTGGAAAACATGGTGAGAATTTTAAAATGTATAAATTTAGAAGTATGGTAATAGGTGCTGATGACATTTTAAAAGAGTTATTAGAAAATAATGAAGAAATAAGAAATGAATATAGTAACAGATTTAAGTAATTCTTTTAATCCTTATCCAAAAACTATACAGAAAAAGACAGAAACTAGACAGAAAATAAAACAGAAAAGTAGCAAACTAGCTAAAAAGGAAAGAAATAGATTTAGCATTTTACAAGAAGATGATACAAAGTGTTTCTTATGTTGTAAGCAATATAAAAAATTAGACAAGCACGAAGCATTTGGTGGCTCTAATAGACAAAAAAGCATGGAATGGGGATTAGTATATTACTTATGCAGAAAATGCCACCAGAAAGCAGATTTAGAAGAAATAACAAGAAAATATTTGCATGATTATGCAAGACAAAGGTTTATAAAAAAATACAGCAAAGAGCAATTCTTAAAAGAGTTTGGAAAAAATTATAAAAAATAGGAGGAAATAAGAAATGGAAAAAGATAAAAATGTAACTTTAATTGCAGGAGTAATAAATGCAACAGGAAAAAATCTTTTTTGGAAGAATGAAAATGGATTAGATATAAATATTGGAGATTATGCAATAGTAAAAAATATGAATGGATATGACTTAATAAAAGTTATAGGAAAAATAGAAACAACAGAAGCAAATGCTAGTAAATTTTCTAATACAAAATATGGCAATATGAAAAAAGTTACAAAAGTGTTAGTAAAAGAATTAATAGAGGTTTAAACAACTAGGGGTAGGACAAGCACACTACCCTAATTTTTACGAAAGGAGAAAGTAAATTGAACTATATAAAGCAACTCAATGAATTTTATTCTACACTAGACTACAAACCATTATCTGCTAATTCTATTGCAATATATTTTGTTTTATTGCAAGTAGCTAATAAGACAGGTTGGATTGATAAGTTCAAAGTAGCTAATACAGTTCTAATGAGTAAATGTGATTTGAATATGCAGAAATTAATAAGAGCAAGAAATAGCTTGATAAATCAAGGATATATAAAATATTCTAAGGGAAAAAATCAAAACGATGCTCCTATTTATAGCATAATTCAATTATATGATATAGCAAGTAATATAACAAACAATATAACGGATAATATAGAGAACAATATAGCGAACGATATGACAGACAATACCATTAATAAACAAAACGAAACAAAACAAAAAGAAAAAAATATAAAAAAGAAATATGGCGAAAATAAAAATGTAAAATTTACTGATGAAGAATTTGAAGAAGTAAAAATATATTTTCCTAATGACTATATGAAAAGAATACAATCTTTAGATGATTATATACAAAGTACAGGGAAAAAATATAAAGATTATTTTGCTACTTTAAAAAATTGGGCTAGAAAAGATGGATATAAGCCACCTATTCCAAAAAATGAAGTTAAAGAAGAAAAGTTTATAGAGATAGATACTTCACAATTAACACAAGAAGAATATGGTAAGTTAGTAAGAGAAGAAATAACAATAAAAGAGCTTATCGAGAAAGGAAGAATACATGTATGATGAAGAACTTGAAAAGGCAATGCTTTATTATTTGATATTTGAACAAGAAGAATATTTGTTAGATGAAGAAGACTTTACAAGTGATAGAAATAAAAAAATAATAAAGGCAATTAATCAATTAAAGGCAGAAAAACAAGAAATATCAATGTTAAATATAAAGTCGAAAATAAAAGCTAATGGAAAACAAGTGATGGATTACATAGTAAGTTTAGGAGAATACATACAAACAACAAATGCAGATACAATTTATAATAATTTGATTAATCTATCTAAAAAACGCAAAATATTCAAATTATTACAAGAAAAAATGATAGATATAGCAGAGTGTGAAAATATTGATATTTTTGCAGAGGAAACAATAAAAGAAATAAACAAGATAGAACAAGTTAATGAAAAAGAAAAAACGTTTTTAGAGCAAGTAGTAGAGACAACAGATAAAATAGAAAAAAGTGTATTAGAAGGACAAGACTATTCACTATATACAGGAATTAGAGATTTAGACAATATAATTTGTGGATTGCATAAAGAAGAACTAACAATTATAGGAGCAAGGCCACGGAGTAGGTAAAACAACATTAGCTTTACAAATAGCAGAATATATAGCAAGTAAGAGAGTAGAGACAGCTATTGTAAGTTTAGAAATGTCAGATTATCAAATCATACAAAAAATGCTTGCAAAAAGAACAAGAGTAAATAGCTACAAAATGAGACTAGGAACATTAGAGCAAAATGACTTGGCAAAAATAGGAGAAGCAGGGGCAAGTATATCACAATTACCTATTCATTTAATAACAAAAGCTAGAACATTACAACATATAGAAAATATTGCGAGAAAATTAAAGAATAGATGCAATTTAGGATTACTTGTAATTGATTATATACAACTTATAAAAAATAAAGGCAAATTTAATAACAGAGAACAGGAAGTAGCAGATATAACAAGAACACTTAAATTGTTGAGTTTAGAATTACAAATACCGATTGTAGGACTTTGCCAATTGAGTAGAAATGCTACAAAGCAAGAACCAACGCTTGCAGATTTAAGAGAGAGTGGAGCAATAGAACAAGATGCAGACAATGTTATATTTTTATACCAAGAAAAAGAGAGCGAAGAAAATATAGTAGATATAACACTAAAAATAGCAAAACAAAGAGCAGGAGAAATTGGAAAAGTATATTTGAAATTTAACAAAGCAAATAGCGAATTTAAAGGAGTTATAAGATGTTAGATAAAAATAAGAAAATCATATTTTATTTATCATTTGCAAAATCGAAATTGGATAAAAAATGTAAAGAACATGATAAAGCAAGAGAAGAGATAGATGAAATTATAAAAGAATTAAGGAGTGATAATAAATGAAGATAAATCAAAGACAAAAAATATTAGATTATATACAAAAGTGGGGAGCAATAACATCATATGAAGCATATTTAGATTTACGGTATAACACAATTAGCAACAAGAATAAGTGAATTAAAAGAGCAGGGCTATGAATTTACAGATGAATGGGTAACAAAGAAAAATCGTGATGGAGTAATCGTCAAGTTTAAGAAATATATGTTGCTAGAAACAGCGAATGAACAGCATTATGCAGGATATTAGAGAGGAATAGCATATGAAACAATTAAAAGCAGATACAATTTGTTACTATTGTTTAGGTTGTGAAAGATTAACAAATGAACAATTTGATGGAGTAAGAAATTGTAAAGGATTTATACCAGCTATGCAGAATTGGCAAGAAAGACTGAGAGAGGAGCTAAGGAAGAAATGAAATATAAATTTGAAATATATGAAAAGGCAATAGGAAAAGAAAGACCACGTGTCAATAGACGTACAGGTGCAGTATATACGCCAACGAAGACAAGTAGTTTTGAAGAAAAAGTAAGATGGGCATTTAAAGCAAAATACAATATTGAAACAGAATTAAGTACAAAACCATTCAAAGCAACTATAACAGCGATATTTAAGCCAGCAGAAAGTTTAAGTAAAAAGAAAAAATTAGAACTACAAAGTATTGGTACATATACAAAGAAGCCAGATAGCGATAACATTGCAAAAGCAATTTTAGATAGTTTGAATGGACTAGCATATAAAGATGATAGTCAGATAACAGAATTGACAGTATATAAAGATTATGGAACAGAAAACAAAATCATAGTAGAA